TCTCGTGCGTAGAGATAAGTAAGATGCTGTCACCTTCTGGTGATCGAATGGCTTCAAGATCCCGGGCCACTTGTAGTCCCGCAATATAGGGGACGGCACATCAGGAATCTCTGGATGAGGCTGGTACATGTCGAGTACGTACGCAAGCGTAGCCGCTTCAGCGTAATCCCAATAGACCAGCAGATCGCCTTCGTTGGTTACATCACTACGTTCAACTACTGCTTTAACTTCGTCTATGACACTAGGTGATACAGACAGACGCAACGCTGCGTTATCAACAATTTGCATACCCAACTCGTGGTTATGGAACGAAGCCCCTTACGGGGGCCAGTCGGCTAACGCACAGCCCGAGAATGATAGAGCCGTCATTAGCTGCCGGGGTTATGGTGACATGCTTCACCACGGGGCAATCACCCGTCTCCGTTGCACTCTCCGGCTAACTACGAAGCCGTGTTACTTCATTGAACTGTCGGATTTCCGACGGAAAGATCGGTTCTTGTGTGGGGATTCCAGCCTCGTACCATCACGGTTCGTGCCGCCCTTGGACAGAGCTTTGACATGAGCAACATCCTTGCCCTTGCGACTAATGCCCTTCTTGTCATAGGCACGGCGAGCGCGTTGCCGCTCCATCCGATCTTCGTGTTCACCACGGGCGACCTGCTGCTTGTACTCTTTTTTGTACGGCCTAGCCTTATTGACGTACGGCATTAGAATCTCCTAGGGGGTTTGTAGTGCGTGCAGGTTCTAACCGGACACCAGCCGCACAATGGGGACGGGCGCTCCGGCCACGAATCCGTCTCCATCGAGATCTTAAGACGCTCCAGTATGGGTGCGAATTCCAGCCAGAGTTTATCAATATCTGAACGCCGATAGTACTCGTCTACAAAGACTTCATGTAGGACGAACACCAGACCCGCTTTAATAAACTCTACTTCTGGGAAGTGCGCGAACGTCAGCAGCGCCATGAGCTTTAACTGTTTGGGCTCCGGGTACTTCGCGCTGCCGGTCTTGTAGTCGATGATGTATGCAGTCTTATTGTCTACGACCAGCAGATCGACGATACCCCGTACCCAGTATTCTGGATCAGCAAACTTGCATGGCGTAGTCCGATCAGCCTTCAGCGCCATCTTGTGTTCAGGGTAGCGCGTGCCGGGGATCTCCAGCAGGGCGTCCATGACGTTCTTGAATCGCTGATAGTTCTCCGCGAGCGGTGCGCCATCTTTGACGTAGTCTTCCAGAGCCCGATGGACTTCCGTCCCGTAACGCATCTGATGCGTTATGACCTTTGTAAAGTTCTGGAGTAACTTTACTTCTTGATACTGCCGGGGGCAGTTATCGTAGTCCTTGAGTCCGCTGAAAGACCATTTAACCATCAGCACTCCCCGTAAGACGCGGCTGCTTTAGCCTCACAGGCCACCGGTAGATCGGGTGCCCACTCTGGGGCATTAGACATTATCCGGTTCACTTTTGCAAGTGCTTGATCCACTTCGGATTCTGGGACGATGATGACGATGGCATCATGTACAGTCAACACCACAGGGTAGATCTTGGCTACCTCGACCATCTGTTCGCCAATAACGATGCGAGCCAGCGCCTGTACGATATTCTCTGTGAGCGCCCCGCCCCAGATGTTGATCGTACCTTTACGGGAGTCATAGACTGGCTTGCCTCCTTCTAACCGCAGCTTGGGGTAGTGCAGCTTCATGCCATTGGGAAGACGGATCCCATCTTCGCAGACCGTGACGCACTTATGCTCGCCTAGCGAATACTCCTTCGATTTACCACTCCAATTCATTATGTCTCGTAGAGCGTCGTCGCAGCTACGCCACAGGTCAGGGATTTTGAAATTGGCTGAACGATAGAGGGAAACAATACGCTCGCACTCTTCGATAGATAACTCTGCTCCCGGTGGTTGGGTCTTCAGAGTGTGCTGTAGCTTCTGTGCCCCGGTGCCATATCCCAGACCAAGTACGCAGGTCTTGCCCACGAACCGCTCGACAGGATTGGCCTTGGAAATCGGCATCTTGTAGATCTTGGAAGCGAACGTCGAATACACATCTTCGCTATTCGCGAACTGCGAAACTACGTCAGTCTGCCCTGCCAGCCACGCAAGGATTCTAGCTTCGATCTGACTGGAGTCCGAATTAATTACCATATGTCCGACAGGCGGGACAATCGCATTCTTCAGGGTCTTTTTCTTCTTATCGCGGCTTGGCAGGTTCTGAAAATTGACTGAATCAAGACCCGACCAGCGTCCAGTATGAGCGCCATAGTAACGAAGAGGGACAGGGAGAAGACTACGATTCCTGCTACCAATATCAATAAAACGTCCAATCCGACTCTCTTCCAGAGTGGACTTGGTGCCAAGACGGACGGCGCAGAGTTGCTGTATGAATGAATCTTCATGTTCAGTAAGGGCAATAAACCCCTCGTCGGTTTTGGAGAACGCGAAAGTTTCTTTGCCTGTTCGCGGACTGATCTTTGTCGGCGGCTCTACGTCCCATGAGCGTAGGACTTCAGCGAACTTCTTGTTGCTGCATAGCTTCTTGCGTACATCTTCCTCAGTATCACAATGCAGCTTACCCATCAGCGCGGACAATAGTTCAGACTTCTCACGCTTGATAGTATCAAGCCGCTCGACCAGCAGCGCGTCATTCACCATGAGCTTTGGCTCGGTGTACATGCGGATCGTGAGATCTATAAGTTGCATCTCAAGGCTGGAAAATTGCTTGGTGAGAATAGAAAATAAACCATAGCAAAGATCGACGTCATTCCGACAATAAACGCCATAGCGGTCAAGATCGCTATCGCTAAAATCAGCCAGTCTTTTACCCAACGCATGAATGACTTCATCGCCCTTTTCCCCGATTTGGTAACGCGAGACCAGTGCCTTGAGGCTCCCGCCCGCATCGACCCCATGAATTGCTCTGGACATTGATAACGTGTCCAACCACAACCCCGGCTTGATCCCGTAGCGCCACGCGAGGATGGCCCCGTCGAACAGGGTGTTATGTGCAAGGACTGCATGCTCAGACCAGTCAAAGGATTTTAGGGTACGCTCTATGGCGTCTCCCGTGCGCCACTCTGCCGGGTTATCATCGACCTTGATCCCCATGCCGATGACTTCGAACCGTGCGTCATTGATGTACTCCTCCGTTGTCAGCTTGGAGAGTGAGTACTGCTTATCGTAATAGGTTTCAAAATCTATAGTAATTACAGCCATCGATATTCACCAAGTTTTACTAACGCCTTGCGACCAGATCTGGTCATGCACCAATGCTGTATGAAATTTACATCTAGATCCAAGTTGCTACATATCCATTTCAGAGAGTGTGGTGCTGCGCTAGGTGAATATATCCACTTCTTGGCAGAGGCGGCTTCTTCTCTATCGCGCTCGTCCATATCTTTGACAGCCGTCAAAATGACAGATGCCCACAATGCCCGATATGGTAGCCATTTTTCTGATGACATTCAGAACCCCAATAAAAAGGGGCGGGGTGTTACCCCCGCCCAAGGGCGCAATCAAGTAGCAATTTCGTCTGCGGGAGTCTGTTCCAGCTTTTCGATTTCCTTGATCTCGCGATCAAGATACCACCGGGCCTTCTTCAGATCTTCTACCAGCTTCCCCTTGAGGTCAGCCCGGGAGACATACTTAATGACGTTGCCAAGATTGTAGTTGAGTTTCTTGGCTTCGATGTAGTCAATCGTTTCAATCCCGCCATACGTATAGTGCGGCGGATGATCGACTTTATCTTCAGGGAAAGGAGACAGCGCGAGCAATTCCGCTATCGTATGCTTTTTCTCCTTGGGCTCAGGCTTATACCACTTGATCGGCTTCAGCTTGGCCTTCTTGGCCGCGATCTTGGTGGTCTTTTTAGCGTCCTTCTTCCAATGCCAGCGCACCTGCTGAACATAGGGTTTGGCGAGCTTTAGCTTCTCGGCAATCTGCTTTACCGTCTGACCTTCAGCCAGCAGAACGCGGATTCGCGCTGCTTTACTTTGCTTGATAACCATGCATTCACTCCAGTTGGAATTACCTTTCACCGAACAATTGCGTTTCCAGCAAATCTGGAAGGGTGTCTAGATTAGCCTCATTCACGACAATTGCAATACCCCCTGCCGTATTTATTTGGTCGAGGTTCTTGTCCTGCAACGCGGTTGTCTTACCCCTGCCAGCCTTACACTCAATGGCAATGAACTTGCCATAAAAACAAATCAGGAAATCTGGTACCCCTGCCTTCCCGTAGAGTCCAGCCACGGGCATGGCGTAGTAGACGCGATCCCCATGTTTCTCAAGGATTTTCTTTACTTTCGCCTTTACTTTCCCCTCCGGGGTTGTTGCCATCTAGCACCTCCACTTCAGCCCATGCGGCGATATGCACAGGTCTACCCTGTGAATCGAAACACAGACTATACATGCCATCGACATGACGGAAATCAAGAACCTGTCCGTCAACCTTTATCGTACTG